GAATAAAAGATAATAGATATGTAAAAAAATCTGATCTTAAAAATAAAACTAAAAAATAATGTTTGTATTTAAATGTATTAGTTGTAATAAAACTAAAGAGCTTTCAAAATCAATTATTGAAATAACTAAAGATGGCAAAGTTAGAACTAAAAATGCAAATTGTGAATGCGGTGAATATATGGTTGAACAAGAAAAAGATTTTGAAGGTTTTCCAAATTTAATAAGAACAGAGCCAACATTAAATAAAAAATAATGGGAAAGGGAAGAAAGAAATTACCAACTGCTATGAAAATAATGCAAGGTACTTTGGAAAAAAGCAGAGTTATTGAAAATGAAATGCAAGTAGATTTACTTTCTGAATTACCAGAAGCTCCAGATTTATTATCTGAAATTGGAATTGCTGAATGGTATAAAGTTACAACACAATTATTTAATTTAAAAATGTTACATGATGTTGATCAATCTTTAATTTTAGCATATTGTAATGAAATGAGTTTGTACATTGAAAGTGAATTAGAGTTAAGACAAAATGGTAGAATAGATAATTTTAAAAATTCTAATGGTGAATTAATGAGAAGTCAAGCAAAGCCATTAGTCAAAGTAAAAAATGATGCTTTAAATAATGCTATGAAATTAGCAACACAATTTGGCTTAACTCCAGTTGCAAGGGCAAACATATCAGCTCCAGTAACAACTAACAACACACAAATAAATAATTATTTTGACTAAGTTCTACTTTGATGACAAGGCAGCAAATAAAGCTATTGGATTTATAGAAAAATTTTGCACACATACAAAAGGTGATTTGGCTGGTGAGCCATTATTACTTGAGCCATTCCAAAAGAAAATAGTTGGTGATTTGTTTGGCTGGAAAAATAAAAAAACCAATTTACGACAATATAAAGTTGCTCTTATACAGCTCCCAAGAAAGAATGGAAAAACGACATTAGCAGCTGGAATTATTTGCTATTGTCTTTTTAGTTTAAAAGAAAGGGGTAATGAATTGTATGCAGCAGCTGGTGATAGAGGACAAGCAAACATAATATTTTCAATTGTATCACAAATGGTTTTACAGAATGAACATTTATCACAAAGAGCAAATGTATTTAGAAGCTCAATTGTTAATGAATCTAAAGGTAATTATTTTCAAGCAATAAGTTCTGATTCAAAAACAAAACATGGTTTTAGTGCTGGAGTTGTTGTTATGGATGAGCTTCATGTTCAAAAAAATCGTGATTTATATGATACATTATTAACATCAACTGGAGCAAGATCAGAGCCTCTTTTTATATCAATTACAACAAGTGGTTATGATAAGCAATCAATTGGATATGAAATTTATTCTTATGCTAAAAAAGTAAAAGACAAAGTTTTAAAAGATGATAGTTTTTACCCATGTATTTTTGAAGCAGATAAAGATGATGATATTACTTTGGAATCTACTTGGATAAAAGCAAATCCTAATTATGGTGTGAGTCTAAGAAAGGATTACATGCAAAGAGAAAGTCAAAGAGCAAAAGATGTTCCATCTTATTTAAACACATTTAAAAGATTACATTTAAATATTTGGACAGATTCTTATTCTGCTTGGCTAACTGCTAAAGAATGGGATGATTGTTATGTTGAATATGATTATAAAAGTTTAGAAGGCAAACAATGTTGGGGAGGAATTGATTTAAGTACAACAAGAGATATTAGTGCTGTTGTATTATTGTTTTATGAAAATGAAAAGTTTATTATATTACCTTTCTTTTTTATACCTAAAGACAATTTAAAAAACAGAAGAGATAGAGATGGTGTTGATTATGAAATGTTTGTTAGAGATAATCATGTAATAGCAACAGAAGGAAATGTAATTGATTACAATGTTATTAAAGAAAAGATAAATGAGTTAGGAAATAAGTATAAGATTCAAAGCATGAGTTACGATAGATGGAATGCCAGTATGTTAATTTCATCTTTAATAGAAGATTATGGAATTAATATGTCACCATTAGGAATGGGATTTGTGAGTCAATCCGCTCCCACAAAAGAGATGGAGAAATTAATATTAGAAAAAAAAATTGTTCATAATAATAATCCAGCTGCAAATTGGATGTTATCAAATGTTTCTCTCATGGAAGATCCAGCTGGTAATATAAAGATTTCAAAAAGCAAGTCAAAATCTAAGATTGATTTTGTTGCAGCTTTAATATTAGCATTAGCTGATTACATGAGTTGTGAATCTGGTGATAGTGTTTATGATACAAGAGGAATATTAATGATTTAATGTTAATAAATAGTAGTGTATTTATTTTTTAATAGCTTATTATAATCGTATTATTGTGAAAATAAAAATTTCACTTTGAGCTTAATAGATAGAATTAAAAATGTTTTTGTTCCTAATGATAACAAAGCTGAACAAAGGTCAATAACATACTCAACTCCTTTTGGAACTGGTACAAATGTTTCACCAGATACAGCTTTAACATTTACCGCAGTTTGGTCAGCAATAAGATTACTTACAGAATCTGTTTCTTCTTTACCTATATCAGTTTATAAAGTTGAAAACAATGGAGATAGAACAGAAGCTGTTAAAGAAAATTTATATACTCTCTTAAAATACAAGCCAAATACTTATCAAAATAAAATTACTTTTTTTGAAAAGATAATGATGGATTTATGTGTTAATGGTAATTCATATATTTATATTGAAAGAAATAGATTAGCCAGAGTTACTGCTTTGTATTGTATGAATTATGAAGATATGACAATCATACAAAAAGATAATAAACTTTTTTATGAAAATGGTGAAACTGGCGAAGTTTATAATTCTGATGATGTGTTGCATTTTACTGGTATGACAACTGATGGAATTGAAGGATTAAGTCCTATTGATCAATGTAAAAAAGCAATATCTTGGGGTATGTCAATAGAAGAATATGGTAATACATTTTTTAAAAATGGTGCAAAATTAAGTGGAGTTTTATCTACAGATAGAAGTTTAAGTGAAACTGCAATAGATAGATTAAGACAATCATTTAATAATACCTATTCACAACTTTCTGGTAGTAATCAAACAGCTATATTAGAAGAAGGATTAACATTTAAGCCAGTTGGAATTTCACCAGATCAAGCTCAGTTTCTGGCCTCTCGTACTTTCTCTTTAGAAGAGATTGGCCGAATTTGGAACATCCCTCCACATATGCTCGGCGATTTGTCCAAGTCAAGTTTTAACAATATAGAAATGCAAAGCCAAGAGTTTGTTACATATACTCTTTTACCTTATTTAACACGCATTGAAAATGAGATGAATCTAAAATTATTTAGAACGTCTGATGTTGGAAGATTATTTGTTAAGTTTAATGTTAATGGTTTGTTAAGAGGTAACTTAAAAGATAGAAGTGATTATTACACAAAAATGATTAATACTGGAGTAATGAGTATTAATGAAGTAAGAGCTTTAGAAGATTTAAATAAGATTGAAGATGGTGATAAGCATTTTATGCAATTAAATATGACTACAATAGAAAAAATTGGAACAGATGCCAGCGAATAAATGTGCTAACGGAAAATGGAAGTGGGGTGAATCTGGTGCTTGTAAATACGATTCTAAAAAACAAGCTGATGATGACAATAGTGGTTATAGAAAAAAATTAGGAACAATAATTAGTGATGGAATTGAATTGCCTTATTATGATACAATAGAAGAAGCAGAAAATGAGGCAAAAAGATTAGGTGGCTCTGGTTATCATGAGCATACTTTAGATGGTAATATTGTTTATATGCCATTTAATTCGCATGATGAGTTATTAAAAGTAATGAATAACAGATCAATAAAAAATAATAATATGGAAAAAAGAATTTATGATATAGAAACAAGAATTGATGCAAATGAAGATGGAAAAGAAATTGTTGTTGGTCATGCATCTATGTACAATACAAGAAGTGAGTTCATGGGATTCTACGAAACAATAGAAGAGGGAGCGTTTACAGATCAGCTTATTAAAAATTCTGATGTGAGAAGTTTAGTAAATCACAATCAAGATAAAATTTTGGCTCGTTCTAAAAATGGTGTAGGAACATTAAAATTAAATGCTGATAAAATGGGATTGCGTTATGAATTTGATATTGATCCTGATTTATCTTATGCAAAAGATTTAGCTATTTCAATGAAGCGTGGAGATATTACTCAGAGTTCGTTTGCCTTTACTGTTGAAGAAGATGATTGGAGTACCGATGATAATGGTAATGATTTAAGAACTATAAAAAAGATTAAACAATTATATGATGTTAGTCCAGTCGTTTACCCAGCTTACACAGATGCAAATGATTTAACAATTGCACAAAGAGGATTATCAGAATACAAAGAAACATTAAATAAGGTTGATGTAATAGAAGAAGTAAAAGAAGAAAAAGATTTAGTTAGCCGTTCATTAGCAAAACTAAAGATTGAGTTAAAAAAAAGAAAATAATTAAATAATTAAAAATTGAAAAATGAAAAATTCTAAAGAATTAAAAGAATTACGTTCAGATTTAATTGGTGAACTTGAATCAATCAAGTTAGTTGCTGAAAATGAAAAACGTGATTTAACAATAGAAGAGAATGATAATATGGATTCTCTACTATCTAAAATAGATGATAACGATGTTGCTATCACAAGAGCTGAAAAAGTTGAAACTAATCTTAAATTAGCTGCTTCTGCAACTGGTGCTAAGATTTCTTCTGTTGATACTGATAAAACTACAAGAGGTTGGAGTTTATTTAAAGCTGTTAATGAAATCAGAAATGGTGGGCAATTAACTGGTTTAGAAGCTGAAATGCATCAAGAAGCTCAAAACGAAGCAAGAAAAGGTTTACAAGGAATTGGATTACCTTCTTTCATGACAGAAAAAAGAGCTATTGACCAAACTAACTCTGCAATTGCTCCAACATCTGTTGGTGCTTACATTGACAGTTTACAAGCATCTGGTCTTTACAATAGAGTTGGAATTCAAAATTTAGGAACTGTTGCTGCTGATACTGTTCTTCCAATTGCTGGAGGATCAACTGTTGGTTGGAAATCTGAAGTTGCTGCTGCTGCTAATGGTGGTGCTAATTTTGGAAAAGTAACTTTAACTCCAAAAAGATTAACTGGATATGCTAACCTTTCTAATGTTATACTTGCTCAAAATGGTCCAGCTGCTGAAGCTGCTGTAATGAGAGATATGGGAAGAAATATGGCAACTCAAATTGATGCTGCTATGTTTGGCTCAACTGATGTTACTGATGCTCCTGGAGCAATCGCTGATACAACTGGTTGTTTAACATTTACTGAATCAACAACAGCTGGTGGTGCTGGTATGGTTGCAGATATGTTGACAGCTATTCAAACAATTGCTAATAGTCATGGATTAGATGGAAATTTAGCTTTTGTAAATAACTGGAAAATGTATTCAATATTAAAATCTGGAGCTCAAGTTGCTTCTGTTTATCCAGCTTATGTTGATGATAAATTAATGGGATATGATGGTTATTTCTCATCAGCTCCAGCATCTTCTGGTACTACAAGTGCTGATGGTATTTTTGGTGATTTCAGTCGTGTATATTATGCTACTTTTGGACCATCTAATATTTTAGTTGATCCTTATTCAAGAGCTACTAATAATGAGGTTAGATTAGTAATGAATAATCATGTTGATTTTGGTGTTGCTGATGGAGCATCTTTTGTTAAATATACATCTTTACAATAGTATAATTAATAATTAATTTAAGAAAGGGGTGGTGGAATAACCATCATCCCTTTTTTTTAAACTAAATAATATGAATAATTATTATAACATAAATAACATCAATAATGTTGCATTGCCAACTATGAGAACATTTCAAGTTGTTACTCCAGCATCTACTTATCCAGTTTCTTTAACTGAAGCTAAAGCTCATTTAAAAGTGGATATTAGTACTGATGATACTTTAATAACTAATCTTATTATTGCTTCAACACAATTAAGTGAAGAATACACAAATAGATTTTTTATTAATACTGTAATAAATCAAACTTGCACAACATTTCTTGATTTAAAGCAATTATATAAAAGTAAAGTTGTTAGTGTTACTCATGTTAAATATTATGATTCTGATAATACATTGCAAACATTAGCATCAAGTAATTATGTTGTAAATAATCAATTTGAGCCATGTCAAATAAATTTAGTTGTTGATGGTAGTTTTCCAGATATAGCTGATAGAATTGATGCTGTTGAATGTAAATATACTGTTGGATATGGTGCAGCATCTGATGTTCCTAATGCTATTAAACAAGCTATTCTTTTGACTATCGGTAATTTTTATGCTAATAGAGAATCTGTTATAACTGGAAGAACATCAACAGAACTTGCACAATCATCTTTGTGGTTGTTAAACACATATAAAGTGCAAGTTGTATAATGTTATTAATAGGTGATTTAGATAGAAGGGTAAGTATTTATACTGTTGCAACTACTGCTAATAATTATGGTGAGCTAACAAGAGCTTATAGTCCTTTTAGAGAAGTTTGGGCAAAGATAGAATGGAAAGGAGGAAGTGAAAAAACTGATGAATCAGAAAAAATTACTGGAATGACAAAGATTCATGTTTATATAAGAAATTTAGATATGGGAAATTTAAGTTTACAATCAAGAATAGATTATGATGGTAAAGAATACTTTCCTAAAGTTATTAATGAGATTGATGGAAGAGATGCTTTTCTTGAAATCATTTGTGAAAATAAAGATTAATGGAATTGTTTAAAAAAAATAATAGTATTGAATTAGTTGGTGCAAAAGCAATTCAAGAAATGTTTAGAAAATTACCTAAACAAGTAAATCAAGATAAAATATGGGATAAATTTTTTAAAAAAAATTCTAAACCATTAGTTGATAAAGCTCAATCATTAGCTCCAAAAAAAACTGGTCAATTAGCAAAAAGTATTGGTTATTTTAGAACTAAAGCAAGTCAAAAATTTTTAGGAGGTTATGTTGGTCCAAGAGTTAGAACTGGTAAATGGGCAAAACGTAATAAAGATTATAAAGGATCTAATAAAAGTAAAATTTATATTAATTCTGGATTTTATGGAGCTTGGCAAGAATATGGAAGTGAAGTAATGTTTGGTGGTAAAGGAGTTGGAAAATCTCAGCCATTTATGAAACCAGCATTTGAACAAACTAAAGTACAAATGATGAATAATGCTTTTAGAGATGCTGAAATTATATTTGCAAAAGCAATTAAAAGTCATGAAAAAAGATTACAAAAATTTGGTAAATTTGGATATTAATGGAAATAGGTAAAGCAATATATAGTATTTTGGCTGCAAACAGTAATGTTAGCAATTTAGTTAGTACAAGAATATTTCCTAATGTTGCTCCTCAAACAACAACATTACCATTTATAATATATGATGTAACTGGAGTGCAGCCAAATGATACAAAAGATGGTGTTTCAACATTAGATACTAATGATGTAATGATTTCTTGTTATAGTGAAACATATTCTCAAGCATCAAGATTAGCTCAATATATAAGAGTTGCAATGGATAGAATACCAGAAGGAACATATGGATCAGAACAAATACAATCATCTCAATTTCAAAGTTATAATGATATTTTTGATGATACAAGTGGTGATGCTGGAGTTTATAGAAAGGCATTAGATTTTCAAATAAGACAAATTAATCCTACAACATAAATAGATATGAAAATAAAATTAAGTAAAAATTTTCGGTATGGTGGAAAAATAAATTTTGCTGGTACTGAATTAGATATAAAAAATGAAGAAACTATTTCTTATTTAAAAGATAATGGTTTTATTAATGAAGAAAAAAAAGAAAAAAAAGAAAAAAGCAAGGTAAAAGATGCTAAAAAAAATAATTAATTAATATAAAAAAAAAGAAAATGGCGATTATAAATGGAACTGATATAAAAGTTTATAGCTCTGCAACAAATAATCTTGTTGCATTTGCTCAAAACTGTACGTTGAATGTAAATCATTCACCGAGAGAAATAACAAACAAAGAATCTGGAGGATTTAAGCAAATTTTAGAAGGATTGAGAGATTTTTCAATAGATATTGATGGTGCTTATGCTTGGACTGGCTCAAGTGGAGCTTTAACTAATGGAGTAGATGATGTATTAGAAACAAATGTTTTAAATTTAAGATTACCTATTAGTTTTATTTTTGGTAATACTGTTGGTGCAACTGATGTAAGTTATACTGGAAGTGGTTTTATAACATCTGTTAGCATAACTGGTGGAACTGAAGATACTGCAACTTATTCTCTTTCAATTGAAGGTACGGGAGTTTTAACACAAGTAATATAATAATATAGATGATTAGCTTGGACATCTTTGTTGGGTGTCCTTGCTATGATTCTTCAAACCTAACAAAAAATGAATTATACTTTTATAGAAATAAATGAAAATAAACATCCAATTAAATTTGGATTTAATGCTTTAAGAAAATTTTCATCTAAAACAAATACATCTCTACAAGATTTAGATAAACTTGGTACAGATATGACATTAGATAGTGCTTTAATTTTAATACATTGTGGAATAGAAGATGGATACAGAGCTGCAAAACAAGAATGTAAATTAAATATTGATGATTTAGCTGATTTAATAGATGGCGATTTTGAAAGCATAAAGAGAGCAATGGAAATTTTAGGCGATCAAATGGGAGGGAATATTAAAACAAAAAAGCCGAAAGCCAAGAAGAAGTAGAAGCTCTTACTTGGCAAAAATTAGAAAAGTTAGCTTTTGGGTTTTTAGGTTTGGGAGTAGAAGAATTTTATGATTATTTACCCAAGCATTTTTGGAATAAGTTGGATGGTTTTTATGAGCTTGAAAATATTAGGGAAAAAGGAAAGTGGGAAAGAACAAGATGGCAAACTACTCTTCTTTTAAATATTCAAATTGGAAAAGGCAAAAAAATAAAGCCAACAGATTTAATAGAGTTTGAATGGGATAAAAAAGATATAAAAGTTGATTACGAAAAACTAAAGGCAAAAGCAGAATTTATAAAAAAAATGGATAAAGATGGCAAATAAAAGTGTTGGATTATTAACGATTGCATTTGGTGCTGATTTACGTGGATTTAAAAAGTCTATGCAAAAAGCACAAAAGAGCATAAAGAAATTTGGCTCTTCTATGAAATCAATGGGGAAATCAATGACCACTAACCTAACAATGCCATTATTGGCAGTAGGTGCGGCGGGAGTTAAATTAGCAGTTGATTTTGGATCATCAATGACTAAAATTAGAACATTGGTGGGTGCAAGTGCAAAAGAATTGAAGTCATATGAAAAATCTGTTTTAGAATTATCAAATACAACTGGAGTTGCAGCAGATGAATTGGCACAAGGTTTGTTTTTTATTACATCAGCGGGATTAAGTGGACAAGCGGCAATTGATGCATTGGAAGTATCTGCAAAAGGTGCTGCAATGGGAATGGGTGAAATGGCAGACATTGGAAATGCTTTAACATCTATTATGACAGCATATGCAGATGAGGGAATGACAGCTGCAATGGGTGGTGATTTGCTGCATGAAACATTAAAACAAGGAAAGTTTGAAGCGGGTGAATTCATGAAGAAGTTGGGGACAGTTATTCCAACAGCAGCAGCAGCGGGAGTATCATTTGAGGAGTTAGGAGCGGCATCAGCCACAATGAGTAAACTATCAGGGGATGCTTCTGGAACATTAACATCTATGAATTCTTTAATGATGAAATTGCTTAATCCATCTAAACAACAAAAGGATATTTTAGAGGAAATTGGGATTTCATCAGCAGAGTTAGGGAAAATGATGGATGATTCATTAATGGGAACATTGCAGTTTTTATTTAAAAATTTAGAAGGCAATAATGAAATGTTAATGAAAGTCTTTGGATCATCAAAGGCAGTAACTGGGGCTTTGGCAACAATGGGGTTACAATCCGAAACATATAAAGAAGTTTTAGATGGAATGAATCAATCACAAGGTAATGTTTCAGAGGGAATGAAAATTTTGGCAAATGATGCGGGTTTCAAAATGAAAAAAGCATTAAACAGCACAAAATTGATTTTAATGGACATTGGGGACAAAGTGATGCCGTTAGTTTTAAAAGCCGTTGAAAAAGTTCAAGCGGGGATGCAATGGTGGCAGTCATTAGATGAATCAGTAAAAAACACAGCAATTTCAATTGGAATATTTTTGGCAGCATTAGGTCCAACAATAGCATTAATTGGAAGTTTAGCAACAGCATTTGCATTTTTAATAAGTCCGATTGGATTGGTTATTGCTTCAATTGTTGGAATAGTTGTTGCATTTGCTTATGTTAGCGAAAATTGGGAGGCATTTAAGGAAAGATTAGGCGATTGGGGTTGGTGGAAAAATGCATTAATACAAGCATTGCAATGGGTTATTGAATACAGCCCAATTTCATTATTGATAAAAGGTTTTAACAAGTTAAATACTTTTTTGGGCAAAGAGCCAATTGAAAACCCATTTGAAACAATGGCAGATGGGTTAGAAGATTTAATGGTTGAAACACAAGAATATGAAAACGAATTTGGATCTTTTGGTGATACTATTGAAGCAAAAGCAGAAGATATATTTAATGTTTTTCAAAAATTAGGCAAAAGTTTAGGTATTGGTAGTAGTAGAAGTGGTGGAGATGATGGAGGTGTTAAAAGTTCTGGTGATGATGGTGGTGTTCCTTTTATGAGTGTAATAAATCCTCAAAAATTTATTGGACCAATGAATCAAATAGGTGAAACAATAAAAAAATTAACACAAAAACAATTAGAATATAATGCTGCAATAACTAAATTTGAAGGCATTATGTCTGCTGCAATGACAAGTGCCGCTCATAGTACAGAAAATTTCTTTAAAGGATTTATAGAATCAATTAAACAATCAATCAAACAATTACTTATTCAATTAGCTGTTTCAATAGCTATAAAATCTTTATTTGGTTTTGATACAACAAAATTTTCTTCTGCATTTGAAGCTGCTAAAGCTGGTGTTTTAGGTTTTGCTGAAGGAGGGTTAGTTACCGGACCAACGATGGCTTTGGTTGGTGAGGGAGTGGGTACATCGGCATCAAATCCAGAGGTCGTTGCGCCGCTTGATCGCCTTAAATCTATGATAAATGGTGGAGGTAGTCAGCAAGTTGAGGTTTATGGTAGAATAAGTGGAAACGATATTTTTATAAGTAATCAAAAGAGTACTAATAGCAGATTTAGATCAGTATAATATATGGCATTTCAGAAGCAATTTAAGACAAGTTATTTTTCTTATAATGGGTGGGAATATTATATGGAAATATGGGTAAATGATTCTGCAACAATTACTGCTTCAGAAGTTAAGCTTGGAACTGGTGGACCAATTATATCATATGATACAGAAACAGAAGATAGATTTTCACCTATTATTAGTTCAAATTGTGTTGTCCCATTAGTAATTGAAAACACTACTCAAGAACAATTTGTTACAAAATTAAGAGAAACATATAATGAAAGAGATGTTTATATTCATTTATATAGAGCAACAGAGGCAGAGCATTCTTCAGTAAAGCCATTATGGAGTGGGTTTGTTTTAATGGATTTATCATCTACTCCAGATGAATATTATCCTTATGATGTAAAATTAACAGCTGTTGATGGATTAAGTTTATTAAAAGATATTGATTTTGTTGAAACAACAACAAGAAGAGCTGGTACTTATATTCAAGCTGATATGTATTATGGTCCAGCTACTTATGTTTTTTGGATTAGAGAAATTTTAGCAAAATCTGGAGCATCTACAACAACAGAAGGAGTTTCAGAAGATTATGTTTTTACAACTGCAATTAATTGGTTTGAATCACAAATGCCAACTATTACACAATCAACTGATCCATTTGCACAAACAAAATGTGCTGTTTCTATGTTTCATACTAAAACAGATAATGATGTTTTTGAAGTGTCAAATTGTTATGATGTTTTAAAAGAATTATTAAGGCATTGGGGTGCAAGAATGACATATTGGAAAGGTCAATATTGGATTGTTCAAATACCAGAATACAACACAAATGATGCTGGAACATATATAAATCCAGATAATATTAATACAAGAACTTATTCAAAAACTGGAGCTTTTGTTAGTAGTTCAGATAATTTAGGTGATTCTTATTGGACAAGATATCAATTATATATTGATAATATTAGTGGTGGAATACAAAAATTAACTGGTACAGAAATAAACTACTTACCACAATTAAGAGAAGCAATAGCACAAAATATTTCATTTGGTGGTGGTAATAGATATGGAGGTTTTCCAACACAATTTAATGGCTCTGATGCACAAACACAAGTAGTTTTTCAAGATGATATAAATGATGCTTCTGATTCTGATGCAATAGATTTGTATATTCCATTAGATGTAACAATTACTAAAAGTTGGAGTTTTGAATTAAAAATAAAATTTAATTTTTATTGTACTAATGGATCTAATATTTATTATTTACAATATGATCCAACATTAACTTTTCCATATTATTGGGTTATTTCAACACAATGGACAACATTAGTAAAAGCTCCAACATGGAATTCTGGTTTATATTCTTCAAGTAGTTATAATCCAAATGGTCAAAGTCATACTATAAATGGATTTGAAGAACAAATACCTTTCAAACTTTACAATACATCTACTCAAGCATTTTCTGATATAGATTTAAGTGGTAATTATCAATTTTATTTAGATATAGATAATTATGGTACTAATGCTGGTAATCCTGGTAGTTTTTTATTAAGAAATGCAAGTGCTGGTTTATCAACTACTTTTTATTATAATCCAATTCATGTTCATGTTAATACTACATGGACAAATACTTTAAAAACTGGAGCTTCTTTAAGTTTTACTAATAATTCAGCATCTAATACAAGTGGAACAAATAATATTATACAATTTACATCACCGAATTATGATCCATTTGAAGGAATGTTGGTTGTTGTAACAAATAGCACTGGAAGTATATATGGAAATAGTTATGTTTCTTCTGTTAATACATCTGATGTTGAAATAGTTGATTTTGGAACATTAATTTGGGGTGATGCTTTACAAGCTTCTGACAAAGGAAGTTTAAAAGTTTTTGATGGTAGCACATTTGAAAAATCTGCTGCTGCTGGAAATTGGGGTAAAGGTATTTTAACTGGTACAGATTCATTTACTCAAATATTATTAGATGAATATTTAAAAGGACAAGTAAAAGTAATTGAAAGTCCATCAATGAGATTAGTTACAAGTGCATTAAATAGAGAATCTTCTGATGGTAGTGGTTTAAGACCAAATTATGTTAATCCAATTGGTAGATTAAGAGAGAATAAAGTTAATCTTACAGATGTTCAGTATATATTTAAAAGAGGTGCTTTTTATACTTTAACTGATGAATGGGATTATGAAGGTTATGAAATAAGATTAGATTCTTTAACAATTACAAAAACTGTTAATCCAATAACTGGTCCAAATAATCCAATTCCAGTTGCTGGATCTGTTGCAAAAATATCTAATTTTTCAAATGCTTTTGGTCAAATTATAAGTAAACAAATAATTACATCAACATCAAGTTCTGTTGCTGCTGGTGCAATAACATCTTTACCTATTGCATTAATTAATGAAGTAGTTTTTAAAGTAGGTGATTATTTTAATGTGCTTAATTCTGATACAAATGAGTTTATTAAATTTGAATTAAATGCTCAGCAATTTAGTGATTCATCTGCATTAACTGTTGTATCTAAAACAATAACAGATAATATTCCAGCAAATTCAATTATTACTTTTAATGCTTTTGATTTAACATCACAATACCAAAATAAAACAAGAGGAACTGTTGCTGGTTTTGATATAACTGCAACTGGTATTGAAAAAAGCTCAATAAATATAACTGATTGGCTTAATAGTGATACAATGAGTGGTGCTGCTGTTACTAATGTTCCAACAGCATTAAGTGTAAAAAATTATGTAGATGGGCAAGTTGGTGCAAGTGATACTCTTCAAGAAGTTACAGATAATGGAAACACAACTACTAATAGTATAACCATAGGAAATGCAGCATCTCCTAATAATGCTTTAGAAGTTTATGGAAATGCTGATACTGGAGTTGCAAGATTTAGACATACATCTAATGGAGCATATGGTAGTATTTTATTAGGTAGTGTTAATCGTTTAATAGGGGATGTTGGAACTTATATGTTTAAAAATGGCTCAAGTGAATTAATGCGATTGACATCTGGAGGAAATCTACTTTTGGGAACAACAACTGATAGTGGGGAGAAACTTGTTGTTAATGGTAATGCAAAATATAGTGGTAAAATTTTAGCTGGAATAGGAGCAACAGCAGCAGCTACAATTAATTCGTATACTACAACAGTAAGCACAAATTTATTTTCTGCATTAAGAATTCTTGAAAATACTGGTGCTACAAGTTATTGGGATATTGGAGCAATAGGAGGTACAAATACATTGTTAAATTTTTATCACAATGCAACTACAACTGCAAAAATTAGTTTTACACATTTAGGTGGAGCAACATTTAGTGGTCAAGTTACAATCCCAGCTACTCCAGTAGCAACAACAGATGCTGCAAGTAAGAGTTATGTAGATGCTCAAGTTGGGGCAAGTGATACATTGCAAGAAGTAACGGATAACGGAAATACAACAAGTCAGCCAATAAGATTATTAAATGCTACAAATGTTAATTCTAAATTTGAATCAAATACTAATTTATATTTAAATGCTGATTATGATTCAAATAGTGGTGATGCTTATAGAAATATAATATTTCAAAATAGAGGTGCTGAAAAAATGCGTTTGACATCTGGAGGTAATCTGCTTTTGGGAACAACAACTGATAATGGGAATAAGCTACAAGTAAATGGCACATCAACATTTAGTGGTAATGTAGAAATACGAAGTAGTCAGTTAAACATTAGAGATACAAGTAGCAATGCTCAAATAAAAATTCAAGGTAGTGTTGGTGGTACTGCTAGGATAATGGCACATGATACTAATACTGGTAATGATCAAGGCTTACTTGTAGTAGCTGAACAAGTAGACTTTACTACTGGCTCTATATCTGGTAGTGCTAACTCTCGTGCTCTTCTCTTAGATTCGTTAAGAAACGCAAACTTTAGTGGAAATGTAGGAATTGGATTAGCAAATAACACAAATCCTACAGAAAAGCTCCATGTTGTTGGTGATGCATTAATAACTGGTGATAGTCATGCAGATGCTTTTAAACCAGCTGCAACTGGTGAGCCAATTAAATTTAAAAACTTTGCAAGTACAGAGGTTGGAAGATTTACTGATGGTGGAAATCTGCTTTTGGGAACATCAACTGATAGTGGGGATAAGCTAAATATAAATGGCTCAATTGCCGTTTCTGATATTTCTTTTAATACAGATTCTGTTTCTGTATTAGTAGCAGATGAAACTATTGGTGCAGAAGAAATAACTAATGGAGATTTTGCAACTGATAGTGGTTGGGTCAAAGGAACAGGTTGGACTATTAGTGGTGGTAAAGCAAATGCAAATACTACTGGAAATTTTATTACTTTATATCAAAATTCTGTTTTAACAATAGGAAAAACATATAAATCATCTTTTACTTTAACAAGCCATACTCAAGGTGCAATCAGATTAACTCAATCAGGTCATAATATTTCAGGAGAAAAAAACATTCTTGGAACGTATGTTAATTATTTTACTGCTACACACACTACTATTGATATGCAAGGAATGAGTAGTTTTATAGGTAGTATAGATAACGTATCAGTAAAAGAAGTAACATCTGCAAGTAATCAAATACAAAAAAGAGAAGTGGGAACTGGTGCTTTTGGACCTACTCCAGTTGGAGCATATCTATTATTAACTGGTGGAACATTAACTGGCTCATTAACTGGAACAAGTGCAACATTTACTGGTTTAGTAAATATAAACAAGCAAAATGAAGCATTAGTAATAAATGCAGTTTCAGATGGTGGAAGTTATATTAATTTTAAAAATAATAGTTTAGGTGGTTATGGTTATCTTGGAGCAGCTAATCAACTTGTTAGTGGCGGATCTAATACTGCTTTAGCATTAAGAACACAAACAGATTTACTTTTTTCTATTGGAGTTAATGAAAAAATGCGATTATCTATTAGTGGTAATTTACTAATTGGAACTACAACTGATAGTGCTAAATTAACAGTAGATGAAACAACTACAAATAATTTAACTGTTGCTCATTTTAAACATAATCAAGGAGCGGTAATAAGCGACATAATATTAGAGAATTCTGCTGGTGCAAATAACACTGGATTTAATATTAATTTTAAATTAGCAAGTTCTGGTGCAGCAGCTAAAATTGGTGCAATAAGAACTAATAGTCCTGGCGCAGGTGATACCGACATGGTTTTTTCAACATCAACTAACGGAGGGTCTGTTAATGAAGCAATGCGAATAACGCACGATTCTAACGTACTTATTGGAAGCACATCAGATAATGGTCAGCAGTTGCAAGTAACTGGCAACATAAGAATAACTGGAGGATTTCAAGCATCAAATACTGGAGGGTTTTTATTAGCTGATACTGGTGGCTCTATGCGATATGGATTAAAATTTGGTGCTGCTGGTGCAGTTGGTGCTACTAATTTAATGATGCTAACAAATAGAAGTTTAAGCAGTGCAACTGGTGGGGGTGAAGTTGCTATTGCAGCAAATGCTTCTACAACTGGAGTAACTGAAACAGAAGTAATGAGAATAAAAGCTAATACTCAATCGCAAGTATCTATTGATGGAGTTTTATCATTAACATCTCAAAATACTCCAGCCGATCCACCAAACAGAGCTTCAACGATTTGGCTTGATTCAAATTTTGATTTAAAAATAAAAATAACTAATAATAGTGGTGTAACTGTAACTAAAACAATAGTTGAGTATGCTTAATAAAATAAAAAAAAATGATAACTTACAAATGGATAATTAGTTCAATGGATTGTGTAATCCAAGAAACAATAGAGGGACAAGAGCTTCAAAATGTGGTCAATATGTTGCATTGGAGGCGTTCAGCAACAGAAGGAACAGAAGGTGAAGCAGATTATTATTATGCTGATGTATATGGTGCAATGCCTTTAACATCACCAGATCCAAATGATTTTGTTTTATATGAAAATCTTACAGAAGCTGATGTTGATGCTTGGTTAAATGAAATGACTAATCCTACTCCAAGTGAAATGGATGCACAATTAGCTGAAAATATTAATTTACAAAAGAATCCAAAAGAGGAAACTTTGCCTTTACCATGGTCAAATGAATAGTGATTTAAAAGATACATTAGAAGTTGTTATACCAAATGCTTCTGCAATAGGTTTGTCTATTACTGACTGCAATGAATATCTTACATTTATTTCTCTTGTTTTAGCAATTAGTATTTCTGTTTTTAAATTATATAGTTGGAGTAAAAAAAAATGAAATCTCCAATAAATTTTAAAGATTTTGCAGCAAATCCATTAGCTGGAGGATTGTTTTTTTGCATTATTGCTATTGGGTATTTATACTTAGATAATAAAACTACTCTTACAAATCAAATAGAAAACTTGCAAGAAGAGGTTATTGTTTTAAGAAGTGATTATAAAAAGTTAAATGATAAATTTATAGAAACTTTAAAAAATATAAATGGCAATTAAGTTTTGTTTTTTATTATTATTTTTAAGTGCTTGTTTTACAAGTGATAAACATAAAGAAGAATTACAATCTTTTGATATTAATGTAGATAGTTTATTTTTAGCAGCTGATG